AGCTACTATTTGAGATGAGGTTACAAATGTTATAGTACTAGAACCTGTATTAAATAAATAGTCATTCCATCTAAATTCTAATTGGGGTGGATATATTGTATGGGTATCTACAGAAAATAAAGACATATCAGGTTCTATAGAACCACTTTGATTATATTCTATACTTGGACCCCATTTTAAAATAACTCCATAATTTGAAATGCTTCCAGAATACCAGGATTTAACTATATCAGTTATATTTGAATTAATATCTTTAGTAGATCTAATATCAAAAGATTGAGTTACTTCGTACTTTAATCCTGAAGCCGAACCTGTATACCAAACTCCTCCTCCAGGATTTGATGTTTGAAAAGAGGCAGTTATATATGCTCCAAATGAAGAAGTAGTCCATCTAGTGCCCCCGTTAAATGTGGACCAAGTCCAACTAGCACCATCTTCTAAAACTGGAGAGTAATCAGATTTACCTAATCCGTTTGTCCAATCTTGAGCTAGAGGATAAATAAATAATGTTGTATTTGTAGTAATTCCTTTAGTATTGGCATTAAACATTCTAATATTTGCTTGCCACTGAGAATTACTAACTGTTGTATTTAATACATCTACTATTTCTGTTGAATCAAAAGTTACTAATGTTCTAGCTACCTCAGCTGATGATATGTAAAGAGGGTCTGTGTAACTTGTTCTGTTATATATTTCTAAAATTGGGTCTAATCCAGCATTTGTATCCGGATTTAAAGAATATAATGTAGTGTCTTTGCTTGGGAATATTTTATAAATTGCCATTTTATTTTGTTATAATGATACTACACGTCCTTGAATATCTGTGTTTGGATATCTAATTTCAAAAATAGATGGATCTAAAGAAGGATAAATAGTATTATTGTATGTAGCTCCTTTAATATCGTATCCATATTGAGAATATCCTAAACTTGCACCAGTTTTATTTACAATATCAATTGTTTTTACAGTTTGAATACCTTCAATTTTATCTAAAAGAATATAAATATCTCTTAAAATAATAGGTTGATTAATCTGCCATTTATCTATAGAAAAATAATCTTGTAAAGATATAATACAATTATTTAATACATCTGTACTGCTGTAGTCAGGGAGGATTATGACTTCAAAATTTACTCCTATATTAATTATAAATGCATCTTTAATTTTAATAGAATCACCTATTATTCTATATTGAGATAAATAGGTTGATAGATTTTGTTTTAAAGTATTAGATGATATGTTAAGATTTTTATTAACATTATAAGTTAATACATATAAATCTAAAGTAGAAGGGATTTCACCTACTTGAACATTTTCAAGTTTAGTAGGTTCAATATATGCTTTAGCAATCATACCATACTGTGGAGACATACTCAATGCTCTAATTAAATAATCATCTTGAGTTACTGTTCTTAACTGTGTACTATAATTAGATAATGTATTTTGTCTTATTTGTTCTAATGTATCTCCATCCCCACCCCCATTAGCTGACTCTAAGTTATTAACAGCTAAAGAAGAAAATATTGTATTAGCTGTTGTTTGATTTAAATTAGTTTTTAAAAATTGTACTGTACCTGCCAATTGGGTTAATGTATTAGAAAGAGCATTAGCTGTGGCTCCACCCCCAGTTAAATATCTAACTGTTAAAGTAGTATTTGAGGGGGCAATACCATAGGTATTAGTAAATATAAAATTTGTAGGACTATAAGCAGTTGTTAATTTATTTTGACCATAAGGTAAACCTAAACCAACATTGTCTGAGTTGGGTACTATCATTTCATCTGAAACAGAAGTTGTTCCTGCTCCAAATTGTATTTGTAAAGATCCTGAATCTGTAAATCTTGTAGCAAAACGTCTTTGTACTTTTTCTAATTTAAGTAAGTATGGGGCATCTCCTACATTTTGAAAATTATTAGGATCATTTGGGTTAGTATTTTTTATAGAATTATAAATAACATCTTGAGCTAAATGATCTACTTCATACCATTCATTTCCTTCACTATCTACAACATCTAAAATACCTATAATTCTATTTGCGTTTATATTTACAGTAGGAAATTGTTGAGGAGTACCAAATGTAAATGTTGTAGTATTAATAGTAGCAGATATTGCTTCTACTTCTTTTTTAAGTAAATAAAACGTTGGATTACCTGCTGATATTTGATATACTGTTATTTCTGTAGGGTCAATAGAGCTAGATACGGTAAAATCTACATCATCTTGAGTTAAAAACGGAACCCCATTTACTAATGTAGAAGTTACAGTAGCATTTTTATTAATTTTTAATGCATACTCAAAATCAGGAATATAAGTACTACCGCTTAATTTAGAAGGTAATAATTGGTAAATAGATAGGGATGTTGTAGCAGCTGATGTTACTTTAGGTTTATAATTAAACATATATGCTAATTCAAATATATTGTTTAATTGTCTAGCATATTGTAAATAAGTCTCTTGAACTTGATTATCTAAATAAAATGATAAAACATCTCCCACATACGCTGCCATTTCCATAACCATCATACCCGGTGATGCTGGGCTAAAGTCACTATACGTAGTTGGGAAATATGTTCTAGTATAGTCTATTAGATTTGTTCTAAATGAACTAAAATCTCTATTTAAATATTTTATGTCTTTTTTTTCAGCCATTTTAGAATGTAATTTCTATTTTATCCGATATAGCAGTATTAGGAATATTATATGTTAATTTAACAGTTACAGCATTAATATCTGGGAGTGAGTCAACTTGTAAATCTTCAACATTTATGTTTGTGAAATATAAATTTATTTTATTTTGAATATCATCTTTTAAGAATGATAAACTGTCATTAGATATTTGTTCAAAAATAAATGATTTTAAATTAGCACCAAATGTATTATTTAAATAACGTTCATATTGGTTTGTTAAAAAATAATTTAATAAATTAGATTTAATAGCATCTTTAGTTAAATACGTTGAATTAAAAACTGCATTTCCATTAAAAGGTAATCCTATACCTATAGCAACGCTAGGTTTTGTATCTATTGGATATATTTTTCTAGCATTAAAAGCCATTATTTCTTACCTATTAATCCCATTATTTGATCTAAACCTAATTGCCCACCAGGTAAAGAACTACCTTCAGACATTGTATTTACAGGTCCATTTACTTTAAAATCACCAGCAAAACCTGATGTTGGGCCTTGGGACATATCGTTTAGTATATCCATATATGCCTTTTTGGTATTTACGGCAGGTTGAGGTGCTTGGTGAGGTACGTTTTTAGTTGTAAAATTTAACGTAGTTGATTCGTTAACTGGCATTTTAGGTGCCTTTACAGCCTCTAGTAAAATATCTTTCAATTCGTCATGAATTGCTTCTTTTACTGCTTCTTTAATAAGTTGTTTAAGGATGTCGGTTTTCATTTGTTATAAATATTATATTTTTAAATTATCTCTATCAATTGCTAATTTAAGTTCATCTAAAAGAACAGTAGCAGACGATGCAAACGATGACTCTGTACGTAAAACTACAACACCATTAGGTGTTTTTGCTACAGCATATCGTTTAGGAAATCTAAGATCGTTTTTATCGTCTAGTAAGAGTTCTAGTTTAAATCCTTTATATGTGTTGTCTGTATTAGGAGTAGGGGATTGTAATTTTTTGATTAATCCACTATCTTGTAAATTAAGTAAATTATTTATTAATAAATTATTTGCTCCAGTCCCGGCAGCATTACCAGTATTTATTCCTGTTCCCGTTCCAACACCAATACCAGTACCAGCACCTATTCCTCCATCTATGCCTGTTTCTACTCCAGTTCCTGTTTCCGTTCCAAATGCTGCTTCATCTTTAGAAATTTTTTCAGCACATAATTCTATAAGAATATCTAAAAGTTGTAAAACACCTACTATTTGATCTACAGTATTATTTATATAACCTTTAATTTTATTAAGTGAACTTACTTGTGCTTTAATAGTACCAATTTTATCTTTAATAGTTTTTAATGTATCACCAGCAGTTGTTAATACCCCAACAGGTAAACCAACACCACCTACAGCTGAAGGTATAGGAGCTAATAATAAAAGTTGTGCTGCTATATCTAAACCTTCTAAAACTGGTTCTAAAGGTTCTGTAGTAGAATCTAATACACTGCTTTTCTTTTTTATTCCTGTTAAAGTTTCAACTAATGTATTCCTAATGTTTATTAACTTTAATAATGTTGATTTTGAAGGACAAAATGATTTAACATCAATGTTTTGATTACCAATTTGGTTTAACTGTTTATTAATTTGATTTAAAAGTTCTTCACGAATTTTATTTTCAGCATATGATCTAACTTGGTTTTTTAAATTATCTATCAT